CACAATTAGAATCAAGTACTACACAATTTGTGCCACCTAAATCTAAAGAAGAATTAGAGGCATGGAGAAAAGAGTACCCTGATGTTTATGATATGGTCGAGACCATAGCAATAAATAAGGCTACTACTCAAACTGCAGATCTTGAAACAAAATATAAAGATTTACAACTCCAACAAGAACAAATTGCAAAAGAAAAAGCTGAAGTAGAACTTTTAAAACTTCACCCAGACTTTACTGAGATTCGTTCAAAAGATGACTTTCATGAATGGGCTGAACAACAAGATCCTACTATTCAAAGTTGGTTGTATGAGAATACATCTAACTCTAAGTTAGCTGCAAGAGCTATTGATCTATATAAAATGGATCGTGGTTTAAGTAATCTAACTAAGAAAGAAGAAAAGGATGTTAAAAAAGAAGCTGCTAAAGCAATTTCTAAAACTAAGAAAAGTACTGATACTGATATACCAAAGAAAAAAGTTTGGACAACTAGTGAGATTGGAAATTTAAAACCTCATCAGTTTGAAAAATTTGAAAAAGAGATTGACCTTGCTCGTTTAGAAGGTAGGATTGAACAACGATAAACAATCTAACTAAATAAACAAGGAGAAGCATATGGCTTTTACAAACGCTAGTGGATATCAAAACCTTGCACAAGGTAATTTTACTCCACAAATCTTTAGTCAGAAAGTTCAGAAGTTCTTCAGAAGAGCATCAGTGGTAGAAGATATTACTAACACTGACTACGCTGGAGAAATCGAAAACTTTGGTGACACAGTAAAGATCATTAAAGAGCCTACAATCACAGTCAGAGATTACGCTAGAGGTCAAACAGTTGATACACAAGTATTAGCAGATGACCAAATAACTATGACTGTTGACCAAGGTTCATATTTTGCTTTTAAAGTAGATGATATTGAAGAAAGACAATCTCATGTAAACTTTGAAGCACTTGCAACCTCTTCAGGTGCATACTCATTAAAGAAAAACTATGACTACAATGTCTTAAAATTTATTTATGACAATGCAAGTGATGGTTCTGGAACAGGAACTGATGGTTCACCAATCGATGGTGACGCAGCTGTAGATACTTTGGCTAACTTAGTATCAACTGCTAAAAAGAACCTGGACAGAAATAGTGTGCCAGAAGAAAACAGATGGTTAGTTTCAACACCTGAATTTTTTGAGCAATTAAGAAAAGCAGGTTCTAAACTATCTGACCAATCAGTAATGGCTGATGGTGGTTCATCACAAATCAGAAATGGTAAAGTCACAGACAGACCATTATTTGGTTTTAATATGTACTCATCAAATGCAATTGCTCTTGGTGGAGCAGGTTCAGCAGCAGCACATACTTTTAGTACAGCTTCAGGCGGTACTGAGAGCATATTTTTATATGGACATATGTCAGGTGTTGCAACTGTAAATCATATAGCAAAAACAGAATTAATCAGAGACCCTGATTCATTCGCAGACGTTGTCAGAGGACTACATGTCTTTGGAAGAAAAATCCTTAGAAGTGAAGCGGTTCAAAGAGGCGTTGTAACAATAGGTTAATCCATAGGAGGATAATAGAACAATATGGCTACTTTTGACAAAACAGGAAAAGGTGGAACTACTGGGCATCCTGCTAATGGTAGAACACCTTATTTAGTTGAAAATACAATCGATATGTCAGTATCAGGTTTCCAACCTGCAGCTAATGACATTGTACAGGCACTTGACATCCCTGCAGAAAGTATTGTAATGAACGCTGGAATTGAAGTATTAACTGCAAGTCCAAGTGGAGTTACATTAGATATGGGAGATGGAGATACTGTTGATATCTATGTAGATGGTTTAGATTCTACATCAGCAGGATATTCTGCAGTACACCAAGACGTACTATCGACTGGTAAAATCTATGCTTCAGCTGATACTATTGATATTAAAGTACTAGGAGCACAAGACACGACTGGAAAAGTTAGAGCTTGGGCTGTTGTATGTGATATATCAGGTATTGATGAAACAGATAACAACTAATAGATAAATAATTTAAGGGGGGTATTATTATCCCCCTTAATATATACCCTTTATAATAAATAGGAATTTTATGACAACTTATGATTTAAGAAAAAAAACTGAAGCAAGTACAGGTCAAAAAATTGTATCATTTAATAACGATATAAGGGTTAAAAATTTAGAAAACAAAATTAACGATCAAGAAAAAAAACTTAATAAAATAATAGAGTTACTACAGAATGGCAACAACTTATCTAACACTGACAAATAAAGTTCTTAGAGAACTTAATGAAACAGAATTAACTTCAAGTACGTTTGCCTCTAGTAGAGGTGTACAAACTGCAGTTAAAGATTTTGTAAATAAAGGTATACATGATATCTATAATGAGACTGGTGAAATACCTTTACTATACAGTAGAACATCACAAGATTTAATAGTAGGAGATAATGAATATGATTTTCCAGCTGATTTTAGAAAAGCTGATATGGATTCATTTTTTCTTAAACCAAAAGAATTAGTAACTAATGGTGAGTTTACATCTAACATAACTAGTTGGACTACAGGAGATGGGTCACCATCACATACAACTAGTGGTAATGGTAGATTAAATTTAAATGATGCAGCAGCTTATCAAGCTATTAATACTACAGTAAATAAAACTTATAAACTACAAGTTAGAGTACTAAGTCCAAACAGTTCAACAAGTGGATTAATTGTTAGAGTTGGTACATCTGCAGGTGGAACACAGAATTTAAATACAACAAAAGCTGTAACTAATTTTAGAGAAGGTGCTATATTAAATACAACATTTACAGCTACAGCACAGACATCTTTTATATATCTAGAATCAGATGGTGTACAATTAGATGTAGACTATGTAAGAATATCTAGAAGTGATATAGCATTAAGAAAATTAACATTTGTAACTTATGATAATTATCTACAAGTTTACAAAGTAACTGATGATACAAATAATAGTGGTAATTACTCTGATCCTTTAAGAGTTTATATATTACCAGATCATTCTGCATTTGGTGTAAGTCCAAGACCAAATACTAGTGAATATACAATTCACTATGATTATTACACAACTCATACAGATTTAGATGCACATGGGGATAATATGAGTTTACCAGATAGATTTGGGACATTAATAGTAGATAGAGCTAAATACTATACATATATGTTAAGATCAGATCCACAACATGCACAGTTAGCAGATAGAGATTTTCAAAGAAAACTTAGATTATTAAAAGTAGATTATGCTACTAAAAATGATTACATGAGAAGTGACACCATAGGTGAAAGTATAACAACTAGCATAGGAGGCAGAGCATCATAATGGCTATTAGAGGAAAAGAAGAAGAAAAGAAAAATGGTATGAAAATTACTGATAATATGGATGGTGAAAAAAAAGCTGATGAAAAATTACAAGCTAAATATGAGCCAGGTGTTTTTAGTATAACAAAATATAATAAATATAAAAAAGCATTAGAAGAAGATAATGTTAAAGAAGTATTTCCAGATGAGTCTATGTTTGAACTTAGAAGAATGTTTGACATGTACATGAAAGAAACTGGTGGAAAAATTAATAAAAAAAATTAATCAATGCCAGCAACTGATCTTATATCACCGTTTGTAGTGAGTTGTGCAGGAGGATTGACACTTAATAAAGATGTCTTTTCAATGGCTCCTGGTGAAGCTCTTATATTACAAAATTTTGAACCTGATATAAAGGGTGGATATAGAAGAGTTGGTGGAACAGCATTATTTAATACAACGATAGTACCACAAGGTTCTAGTAATACTAGTAAAGTAGTAGATTGCTCTATAGTATTTAATGGACAAGTTATTGTTGCAAGAGGTGGTGATATACATAGAGGTACAACTTCTGGTAGTTTTACAACACTAACAACTGGTTTAGGTACATCAACTAGAGCTTACGATTTTGAAAAATTTAATTTTGATGGAACTGATAAAATAATTATTGCAACAGGGCATTCGCCTGCACAGATTATTAATTCAAGTTTTGCAGTTGATGTGGTAAATGCTACAGGTGGTGGAACAGCTCCAACTAATCCTAAGTTTGTAAAAGCATTTCAAAACCATATGTTTTATGCTGGTGGTACTAACTCTCAAGAAGTTATATTTAGTGTACCATTTGGGGAAGATAATTTTACATCTGCTAGTGGTGCAGGATCATTTAAAGTTGACTCGGCTGTTGTTGGATTAAAAGTATTTAGGAATGAATTAATTGTATTCTGCGAAGATAGAATATATAAATTAACTGGAACAACATCTAGTAATTTTGCAGTACAAGAAGTTACAAGAAATATTGGATGTAGAGATGGTGGTAGTATTCAAGAGATTGGTGGTGATGTTA